ACCCAATTCCAAGTTTTATCGCTTGCACCTTTAAGAGTTAGGCCACCTCCATCTGCTCCAGAATCAGAACTATTGCCTGTAGCAAGCTGCAAGTTCTTATCTGTTACATCAATCTGAGTAGAGGAAATTGTAGTTGTTCCACCAGTAACTACAAGATCTCCATAAATAGTAGTTTTATTATTTGCCTCTACCTTGATTGCTTGACCACCATTCGTTGCTATAGATAATTCATTTGCCGCACTACGATATAGACCTGTTGTTAATGCACTTGTAAATTTAATACTTGGAGCTGAAGCTGTACCGTCTGCAAACTGCAAAGCAAGAGAAGGAGTCCCTTGAATTAGATTTCCAGCAGTTATCTTCTTGTTTTTAGTTGTATTGCTAGTCTCACTGACATCAACTATGGGTATAACATCGTCTTGCGCTGGAGTGGTCAGCGCAGTCAATTCTGTAATTTTCCTGTTTGCCACTTCCTTCCCTCTTGGATCTTCTTTAGGATAGTCTAATAATACCTATCCCACCCAGAAGAACGGAAGATTTTCTTGAATCTTGTTTTTTTTTACCAAACTAACTTGTTCTCATTATGTAGCAAAGAGCATAGTAAGGAGGAAGGTTACGTCCTGTCCCAGAAGCACCACTAGCATTAGCAGTGTGTTCGTGACCTCCACCATTGTTAATATCAATCCCTGTTGTTTTGCTACCTGTATTAGCTGAATCCGTCCCCGTTCTAACACTGGTGTCATGCCCATGACTATCTGTGTCAACTCCTTGATTCGATGTAGTTTTTGTATAACTATGAGTATGCCCAGGATCACTAACACCGTGACCGTGAGATCCATTAGTTGAAGTTGTGTGAGTGTGACTTATATTTATCGCATCTGTATAACCACCAGCAGCTCCAACGCTATAAGTGCTTCCAGCACCTACTACAAATCGGTTTCTTAAATCTGGAGTAGCATTACCATTAACAGTTTGACCACTACATAAACTCCAACGAGTTGGAATAGCATTAGAGGCACCTGACCAAATAATGATCCCACCAATCGGAACTTCTCCATCAATGGATGCCCATTCAGGTTTAGAAGCACCTTTCGACTGCAAGAACTGACCAGAAGTACCTTGAGGTAATGTTGAAGTATCTCCATCACTGTCTTGATATAACACTTTATTAGAAGCATTAATATCAAGATCTGTTGCTTTGGTGGCTGTACCTGAAAGAGATCCAACCGTTAATGTTCCTGATATTTCAGCATCTCCACTAACATCTAATTTCTTAGCAGGAGTTTTATTAATTCCGAAGCCAGTACTATTTAATGTTGCCCAAGTTGAATTATCTGATTGATTCTTAAATACATGCTCATCTGCTTGGTATCTAGCTTTATCAGCATCAACACTCAACTGTAAATATCCATCATTATTCTGTAATCGAAAATTAGTAGACCCAGTTCCACCACCTTCGACATGTAAATGAGTCGCAGGATTATCTACATTAATGCCGAAAGTTGAGCCAACAATACTTACCCTTCTTGCATTATTAGTTTTAAAGGTAAGAGTATTATCTGCTGGAGAATACATTCCTCCATCTGTGTCATTACTGTTAAATCCATATCCAGCTTGACTCTGCCCCCCTGCAACTTTAATTCCACCGTCAACATCTAATCTAGAAGAGGCTGTTCCTGATCCAAGCTTTAATCCTGTTGAATCTAAAGCAGCTCTATGCGTACCACCTGTTGAAAATCCAATTCTATTAGAGGCAGGTAGATAAACACCATTGGCAGGAACGGTATTTCCATCAGGAATGAAGGCTGTTCCCGAAACGGTACTAGAAGCATCTACCGTTCCAGTGATTGTTATATTTCCACCAAATCCAGCAGTACCAGTTGTTGTTAAAGCTGTTAGTGCATAAGTACTTGCGAGTTCTCCCCATGCACTACCACTCCACTTCTTCCATCTATTTGCACTGCTATCCCACTTGACTGCACCTGTTGGCTGATTACTAATTGTTCCAGTAGAAAACTGAACAGCGAGATCATCATCCCTAGCTTTTACTTCTGCTAAGAAATTTGTATATGTACTGGTGAGTTGAGGATTGCTCCAGTTAGCCATTAGTTACCTCTTGCCGTCCAACTGAAATCCCCACTAACTCTAGTGCCAGAAGTGTTGTATAACAACACTTTAAACGATGTTGGGTTGGGAGTATCAGTGAAATCATAAATTGCAATTACAGGAGATGAAGTTCCTTTTGGAGTCACTGTAATTGAAGTCACATCTACAAAATAAGTTCCTCCTTCTGCTGGAGTACTGAAATTGACAGTTGTTCCTCCACTATCACTTGCGCTTGCAGTTCCGTTTCCTGAATCTGTTTTTTGTTTTGTTTCTAGTCTCATATTAAAAGCAGTTATTTTCAACAAATCATCATTTCCTGCACTTGCGAAGTCGTAACGGAATTTGACATATCTAAAGCTTGTTCCAAATGCACTATGAGTATTACTTGCATCTGTTGTTGCTGAACCTGCATAATCTGTCCAACTATAACTTCCTGCTGGAGTGTCATTTGGACCAGTTTGACTCGTCGAAATAGTAGGGACGATAGAAGTTGATCCTGCTTCGTGCAGACCAGTTAAAGTCTGAACTATTTTTGTACCTGCCAGAGTTGTTCCATAATCAAGAATCTCTTGATAAAAGCCAGAGGTAGCAGAAGGTAGACCATAAAGAGCAGTTGCACCATAAGAGTTCCAATTTGGGAACTGAGGAGATCCTGCTGACCCTGTACCAATAAAGTGGTCTTGGTACGTTCTTGTTGTATCTATATTGACAAATAAATTACCTGCATCAGAGAAGGCGTTAGAGCTAGTTACTGTTGTCGGAACAGAAGCTTGACTTGTAAAAGTACTATCAACATTTTTTCTTAAAACATAATCTGGGGGCTGATTAACTGTCGCAGTGACTTGCTCAGGTTCTCCTACATTATTTGCTGAATCAATTGCTGCAATCCAATAAGTAAATGTCCCAGATACAGTCTCAAATACAGTTGTAAACAATCCTTGCTTGGTTCCTATAGTTGAACCACTTGCATAACTAGATCCTTTTTTAATGTTGTAATAAAGAATTGGAAGAATTGAATCTGCTTCTGTCCAGTTAAGTAAGACGTTGTTATCAATAACTTCTTGAACGAAAGAACCAACTTTTGCAGGAGGAGTAACAGTTGCCTCTTGTGAAAGTTCAGTGCCATAGTTTCCCTTTATATCTTTTGCTACGACCCAGAATTTTTGAGTCCCATTCCAATCAACCTGTGTCGTTGTAGATAAACCTTTAATCGTTGCGATAACAACAGCACTAGCAAATGTTCCACCTTTTCTAACCTCATACTCATCAATATTTAAACTTCCTCTCGTTGCAGCTCCCCATGTAAGTTCTAATTCACTTTTTAAAAGAGCATTACCTCCTACTCCTTTAAAAGCTGTAGTAAAACTAGGGACAACACTTGGCAATATGAAATTAATATCTTCATATTCTTCTGCTCCTGCATTCCCTTGAGCATCTAAAGCACGAATCCAAAATCTCTTATTTGTATTCCAGTCAACTACATAAGAGAATGTTGTTCCTCTTACCTGCTGGTTACTTGTGGCAGAGGCAAAATCAGTAACAGTAGTAGCACTATGAGCTAATTCATAAGCAACAGTAGGTGTGCTTCCATCTTTATTTGTCCATGTCAATTCAGCAGACGTTCCACTGTTGTAATTAACAGCCAATCCATACTCATCTGCTTCATCATTGCTAATCGTAAGAACATCTCCTGCACTAACATTCCCTGCTGTATCAACAGATCGAACATAAAATGTTGCACTACCACTAAAATCAACTCTTCTCTTGTAAACAGTCGTATCTAACTTCTCAAGAATAGTTGCAAAAGTAGAACTCTTTGAAACTTCATAATGAGAAATCGCATATCTTCCTGTAGTTGAAACCTTCTCCCAAGTAATAACAACATCATTCCCTTCAAAAGTGATAGAGGCATCTGGAGCAACAGGAGCTGATATTGAAATAGAAAGAGAAACAGCAGTCGCACTGTATTGTTCCTGACTGTCATAAGCTTTAACCCAATAACCTACAGATCCAGTAGTAATAAAACCAAGGTTATAACTATTAGCTGTAACTCTTGCTATTAAATTTTCTCCAGCGACAGGACTTGCAGGGTTGTAATAATCATTATTTGATAAACCCCAATTAGCATTAGTGGTGCGAATTTCATATCCAACAACATCTAAATCATCGAAATGTGGATAAATAGCAACTAACTTATCCCATTGTAAAACAAAGCCTAAATTAGCATCTAATAAATAAGAGAAATTAGTGATATTACTAGGTTTACGAGTTTTACCTGAAGCAGTTGTGCTTCCTGTTAATGCAGTATTAGAGGGAACTCCCGTTGCGTTAAGACTGAAAATCTTAAACTCAAATAACCCAGGAGTTATGTCATTAATATCATCACTGGTTCCTATCTTTATATAAGTATTCCAATTTCCACCATCTTTTCTCCACCTAACCTCATATTTACTAATCCCTAAAACAGATTGCCATGAGAAAATTATTTTTGCTTTAACTTGATCTGCTTGCTTATAAAGCTGTTCAACAATAGTTAAAGGAGAAGCAGGAGGTGAAGGTATTTCGTTTAAATTACTAAAGTCTCTTTGGCTAAGTGAAATTCCTGATTCAACATTTGCATATTTAGAAGAGTTATAAGCAAGTGCCGAAACTTTATATTCAAGATCATCAACTTCTTCAACAGCTACAACTCGCCACTGAGTTGTTTGCAAGTTCTGAGCAGACGTTCCACCTGTTGTTTCTAAAACCCAAACACTATTAGGATTCGGTGCGCTAGTAAAAGCAGTATCGGGAACAATAACATTCCCAGCAATACTACTGACAGTTCTTGATTCAACAGTTCCATCTGAAAGCAATACATGAATTGTTCTTGTATATCCCAAGGAAGCAGTTGTACCTTGAGGAAGATCTGTATCAACTCCAGCCGTACCATCAACCGTTATCTGCGAAGCAGTTGCCGCCGCAATACGACCACCTCTTCTTAAACCAGCTTTCAATGGATCTGCAACATCAATAACTTGACCAGGACGAACTAACACTCCTGCTTCCAAACTACAAGTGAAACTCACTACTTCAGTTTCTTGAGATTCGCTATAGATCATCCATTTCCCAATACGTCTCGCTTGACCACGACTTGTGCAAGCAAAAGCTTCAATATTTTTAGTAATAACGCCGTACTTCGCTATTCCATTAAATAAACTTGCATCATCTTTAACTTGTTCATAAGCAAAGGTTCTTAGAGTTTGATCAAAATATTTAACGACCACAACTGTTGCTCTTGATCTTTGACTACTACCCGAATAATTAAATCCCTCAGATGTAATATTTGCCAAGGTAAACAAATAAGCACTCGATTGAGGCTTATCCTGTGCCAAGGAAAGACTGCCCACTGACCAATAAGACATGGCCCTAAAGACAGCAGCCATTGAATTAATTAACTTAAATGCGTCTGAACGACCTTGGATATAAACATTGCAAGAGAAACGTGGTTCAAAACCACCAAAACCATCAGCTATACCATGCTTACCATTTGCCCCGTAATCATTATTTGGATTAGTAGGTCTAGTGTTATTAGCAGAGCAATATTGAGAAGCAGAATAAAAATCAAACTTACTTAACCGTTCTGCATTTCCATTAAAACTAGCTTTCTCTGAAGCTGTAAGAATATGATCCCCCAGACCATATCTTTGAGAAGTTAAAAGATCCCATAAGCACCAAGCAGGATCAGCACACCAAGTAGCAGCTTGGAACGTCCCATTCCAAGTGCCTGAATAAATTAATGCCCCAGTATCACTATCAACAGTTGCATTGCTAGGGATTCTTATCTTTGTACCACGAATTAAATAAGCTCTTTGAGGTATAGAAGAAAACTGTTCTGCATCTATACGAAGACCAGCTAACGCAGAGTTTGGATAAGTATTATTCGTATAAGTGATCCTGACGTATGAATCCCACCATGTTTGATTACTTAATCTTCCTCCTCCTGCTGCGTTATCTGTTGTACGAATAACTCTGATTTTAACTTCTGTACTAAAAGTCGAAGGCAAACTTATATCGTAATCTCTTTTATACATATCACCTGTTCGACCCTGAATTGTATCTGTAATCTTGTCAGTAAAGTCACCTCCATCAACTGACATTTGAATCTTTATTTGAACCGAAGTTCCAACAATATCTCCATCATCTTCAATATTTTGTAAAGCTGGAATTTTAAGAATAACTCGAACACTATCAACAGAATCAGAAGTCGCAACTGTCTCGGTTTCACCTATATTATTCGGGTCATTTTTTACAATTTGTCGATTAACAGCAATCGTTGTAGCAGCATTATCAAAACCATTTATTTTTGTTTGACTAGATGTACCTTCTCTAAAAGCATAAGAAACATTATCGAAGTTATAACTATTATCACTATTCTGAATCGGAGTATTATTTAAATAAACAGATTTCAATCCATCTTTTAATCCTTCTATTTCACCTTCAGAAATAAGATCTAAGACATTTGCATAACTCTTACTATCGAGAGAATCTGCTTCGGTTGTAGGGGTGCGACCTTCATCACCACCACCTTTACCACCACCGCCAGCTCCAATAATTTTCGTCATGCTTGGTTCTCCGCTACGTCAATTTCGGCTGAGATGACGACAGATCCTGTAAGAATCTCGCCATAACAAACTGGAACTGCTGTTCCTGCTCTACCAGTTTGCTGTATTCCACTAAAACTAAACTGATTTTGCGGATCTTCTTCTGATTCTGGAACACTTGGAGTATCAGCTAATAGTCCAGCGACACCAGAGAGAACCAACATTATTCCTATATTTCCTGCTAATGCCCAACCAGCTCCTCCAGCAGCAAACCAACCAGTGACACCAGCAGTAGGGGCAAAACCAGCCAATGTAGGAGCAGCAAGACCCCCTGATGCAAGAACTATTCCCACTATTGCAGCACCTAAAACAATCCTTCCGACATTCCCAGCACCAGCGATAACAGGAGTGATACTTATATCTTCTGAACCAATAGGATAAATAGTCTCTTCTAAAGTTAACGCAGTATTCCCCACTTCGACTTTGTAATATTGATCTGCTATGTGCTGTTCTAAAGCAGGCCAATTAGCAATTAAAAAACGAAAAGCTTCAGCAGCATTATGTACGTCTGCTTCTAAGACTCGATGACCGACAAACTTTGCAAGTTTTCCATATAACTTGATTTTTCTAAGCATGACGTAAGGTTATCCTCCTACCAATACACTTTAATAGCCATTCGTCCAATTGGTCACGACTCGACAATCTTCCTTGTAAATGATGCAAAATATCATTCCCTTCTAAGAACACCGCAATATGATTTAACCCCTTACCTCGAATATTCATCAATAAACAATCACCTTCCTGTAATTCCTCCTCTGGCTCCAATTCCCTAAAACCTGTATCTTTCCAACAATTATCAAACATAGGATTTAACCTGAAATCTTCTGGATTAATAGGTCTTTCCCAGTCTCTTAATTCTGTACCTTTTTCTAAATGAAAATCTCTTACTAACGTCCAACAATCAGCGACTCCCCAAACCCAAGTTCTACCTTCAAGTGGTGCTTTATATCCAGATGGTTCAAAGTAATGCCACTGTTCTGTTTTTGGATTAACAATATACCAAGGCAATTCACTTGCCTCACATGAAATCATATCTGCTTGGCTGGGAGTTGGTGGTGTAGTGGGATGGGAATGAACTATTGCTAATATCTCACCAGCATCTTCAGCCGCCGCATAGTCTTTTGGATTAAGAATGAATTGATCGTATCGACTTTCAGCAATATTCTTACAATCCCAATAATATTCTTTCCCCTTTAGTACAACTAATAAACCACAGGCTTCATTTGGATCAGCTTCTTTTGCTGCTAAGAGAGCATCATTTTCCCATGTCATGTATGGAACGTACCTATACCTGGAAAATCAACAGGTAAACATTGTCTTTTAGGAAGACGAACACCAGCAAGATCAAGCGCACTACATAATTCAAATTCAACTACATCTTTGTTTTCACTTACCTTCCGATCAACAAAATAGACCTCATCAGGAAATCTTTGAGTGGAATCTGGCTCTTGATAGGGGTTTCCAAGTTCTTCTCTTTGGAAAGTATCATCGTTTTCCATCGTGAAATAATCAGACCCATTTACACTTTCTTCTTCTTCAATAAAAGAATCAGTACCAAAACTTTCAGCATCAAGAAATCGTTCAAGAGTTCTGATCCTTGTTAATTTTGCCCCTGCTAAATCATTACCTGTCGTTTGAACATTTACCTCATTTAAAATTGCAGTGATCGTATTGAATAAATTACTAACAGTCATCGTTGGTCTTGGTAACGATCCTTTTCCTGTATATTCAAAACCTTCAGCTTTAATCGGAAGCTGTTGATAAACCTGACCGCCAAACTTTATATCGTTGTAATTATCCATTGTCGTATTACTAGAAGCACCATTATGAAAATAATAAGTAGGGTAAACAGCTTTGAAAGTTACAGTTCCACTTGTTACTGTCCCTCCCACTGAAGCAGGCCATGAAGGTTCAGAATCACCAGTCGTACCAGGAATTGTCACTCTGAAGACAAGACCACTGGCATGGGTCGTAGTACTTCTAACTTCTGTTCCATATCTTATGTCTTGATTAGCTCCCCAAATACTCCAACCAGCCG